TTAACTATAAATGTATGGTCACCTATTGTTAAAGCTTTAAATATATCTTTAGCTTTATAGTCCATTGGTACTCTAAAATAATCTTGTTGTCCAGACCAATGTTTAGTAGGGTCCATAAGATTAAATACATACCAATTTCCATCATCATTTGTTGGTATGATAAATATATATTGCTCCATACCAGTGCCTCTATTGTAGGTATACGTAAAGGCATCTTTTAAATCAGTTGGTAAGTTACTGTCTATATCGTGGAGTCTTGTACTAAGCTTTATAGGATTTCTTCTTAAAAGCCCTCGTGTTACAGATGGAATACAGTTAACCATCTCTTCTACTTGTGATTCATTTCTAGCTTCAGTATATTGTTGGCTAACACCCGCTATTATGTTATCTAATGAATGATTAATTAATGGCATATTATCTCCTATACTTAGCTATATATAGACCTCGTCTAAGTGGACCATTTGTTATCCTATTAGATACCCTATCATTCTGTATGTTATACGTTCTAGTTTGAAGCTGTCTTCTCTGAAGCCTTACATAAGCATCAGCCTCAGCTTGAGAAGTTAATTGTGATAGGTCTGGCGCACTAATAACGTAGGCTTGAAACTTTCTAGCACTTCTTGCTGCTATATATTCATATGCTTCTGGAGGTATATCTGTATAGTCTACTAACCATACAATATCTGCTTCTATATAATCTGGTTCAATCTTAAATGTTTGTTTATCAATATCATATACTTTACCACCCTTAATTATATAACTTGGATTACCCATAATATCCATACGTAATACATTAGGAGGTACAGATATGAAGTCATCTGTATCCTTATAAAGCCTATAATCATAATCTAGATTGAAGTACCATCCTATTGATTGTACCTCAATCATTGTCTCTTCTACTACTCGTATTGCTACATTAGCATCTGTCCCTAGTTCTAGTGATGGAAGAAGTGTGCCTGCTGGTAAGGGAACTTCTCCAATACCTAAAAGACATCTGTTAACCATATCTAGTTTAGATTTAGCATATACAGTTCCATCTTGAAATACCGTAACTGGCATATTTATCCTTTCTTATTTATTAATACTATAGAGAGCTCCGAGGAGCCCTCGAAGTATCAACTATAATTAGTCTGAGTTGATAATAATCAAAGAGGTTGGGTTAAGACTACCCATACCCATTGCATAGTAACTAGTCAACTGGTGACCAAGTCTACGGAAGTCATAGTTAGCTTCAGATTTAATATCCATAGCCTTAACTACACCAAATACACTTTTAGTATACATAAGAGCAATAAGCTTAGTAGCATCAATACCACCACTACCTGATTGGTCTGTTTTATCTAGGTGGTTAGTCCATCCAAGGCTGAAACCCGCAATGTTTCTAACTTTACCTGTATCAATACCACCGTTGTTAGAAGTATAATCTGCATTAACACCCCTAGTAGATTGTACTACATTGTAGTAGTCTGTAGGAGATACAAATACAACAGGCTCTTCTGAGACATCTCTCTCATTAAGTACACTTCTAGCCTCAAAGAGTGCTTGTACAATAGCATCTCCTTTTTCTTGAGGAGTAGCACCTGCTGCATATCCTGTAGCTGTAACTACAGCTGCTGGGAGTTGTCCATTAGTAGGAGCTGCTGCTGAACCTGTATCATGGGTAATACCATAGAATACATCTTTATCAATCTTAATTGCAAGGATTTCACCTGATTGAGCAGAAAGTTCACTTCTCAGGTCATACTGTGCAATCAAGTTATCCAAGTCATCCGAGAAGTGTGAGTGTACATATCTAGTATCTACAGTGATTGTAATCTCGTCGTTAGCAAGCAGTGCATATGTTACTTCTTCACCTCTTGAGTGAGTCTGAATATCTGCTGCTTGTGCTTTACCTGTTACAATGAACTGAGATGTTTTACCCCCAGAAATTTCTCTTACTTTAACAGTAGCTAGTGCTACGTTCTTTTCTCTAAAGGCTTTAATAACCTCTCCTGTGTACAGTTTTAGGGCTGTCTCCCTATTATCCCCCGATAGTGGGGGATAACTTTACAGTCTATCTAGGTTAGTTCTAGATAGCTTCTCTTCTACAGCCTTAGTATAAGCTCTATCAGTACCATATCTTGCATCAGCCATATCCTCATCAAGCTCTACTTGACTTGCATATCCTCTGCTTGATACATACTGGTTTTCATTAGTATGTATTACATCTCCAGTAGGCTCTGTTAAGTTATTAGCTTTTAGATAATCATTATAGAGAGCTTTAACAATAAGCTTTTTAAGTTTCAAAGAAGTACGAGCCATCTCAGCTCCAAGTTCTTCTACTTCTTCTGGGGGTAGTGTATCATTAACCCATTGAGATACTTCTTTATATACCTCAGGTCCACCAATCTCTTCAGTTACTTCATTAAGAGCTTTCTGATACTTATACTTCTCATACTCAATCTTATCATCAACCTCTTCTCTTGTGTAACCAGCCTCTTCTAAAGAAGTATAAGTCTCTTCTGAGATTTCCCCCATCTCAGTAAACTCTTGCATAGCAAGTTCTTCTAGAGATGGTTCTGTTGTTGTTTGTTCATCTTCTGGGGTATCAGAAGGAGGCTCTACCTCTTTACTTTTAAGTTTCTCCAGCTCAACATATGCTTTAGCAATCTCTTCAGCTGATTTACCTTTAAACTTTTCAGGTACTTCAAACTTCTCTACATCAGATGGTAGGACAGGGTTAGACCCTTCTTCCTCCGTAGTAGTTCCTTCAGATGTAACTTCAGGTTCAGATATCGAATCTTCTTGTGTCGTAGTCTCCTCAACTGATTGTCCTTCTTGTGTCTCCATAACGAAGCTACACTTCCTCGGCTAAAGCCGACTCGTTTTGGTTTCTTCTCATTTATATCTCCTTAACTTTCTTAAATTTCATTGCATTTGTCCTTGTCCTTGTTGTTGCATCTGCATCTGTTGTTGTTCCATAGCAAGTTGCTGTTGCATAGCCTGTTGTCTTTCAGCTTGTATCTGTTCCTCTGTCTTAACTAGAGCTTGTGAATCCATACGTTGTTATACTAATATCTGTAATCTTTAGTACTTCAGGTGCCATCTCTTGTATAATTAAGTTAAGTAGAGGTTTCTGTAGCTCAGCTGCTAGTACAGTATATACACCACCTAATGTTGACTCTAGTTCTGATACTGTAGCTCTTACTTCTACAGCTGTTGTACGTTCACTATCTCGTATGTTTCCTTGTAACATAAGGAATGCTCTACTTAGTCTAGCTGTAATCTCTTGTATCATCTGCATAGGAACTTGTAAATCAGGTCCCTTATTAACTTGTAATACAGATACTTCTCTCTCTAAATCACCTAATACAAACTCACCATTCTGAGCATTATTTAAGTCTTCAATATTTAGAGTAGAGTTGGGTCTTAGTCCAAATATGAATTGAGCAGCTATACCACTGCCCTCTACAATAGTCTGTGTTAACCCTTCGAGACTACGTAAATCACCTATATACTGTTCTACTAATCCTCTACCATAGTCTTCATTATTAACAGTACTCCATCTAAGAGGAAGGTAAGGTAGTGTATCTGTAGTATATGTTTTAATACTATTGTTTAGTATTACATCCTTAATTTCCTGCCAAGCTAGATAGGAGTTAGGAGAAGTTCTAGTAATACGAGTATATACATCAACAGGTGTTAAGTCTATATCTTGTTTATCCTCTTCTGAACTAGTAACTTCTTCTTTAACTTGGTCTTGTACCTTTTTAGGTAGAGATATAAAACTCATAGTTTCTTTAATAATAATCTCAGTAACATTACCTACAAAGTCTCTCTTAATTACATACTGATGTGGAGAGAAGACTTTAAGTCCTTTACCCTTTACTTTATAAAGGAGTGTATTACCTGTTACTACTAGTAGTTTAAGTGCCTCAAATAGAGGTACTCTAATACCTTGTATACTTATCTCTTCAACTACATCGTGTTCTAATGTTGATAGAGCTTTATCTAGTTCTATTAGTTGTGCTTCATCTACTTCTTCTTTAGCTAGTATCTTCTTATCAGGCATAAACCTAAAGAAGTTACCAGATGGGGGCAGGAGAGCTAGTAATAGTTTAGCAGCTAGAGCATTAACTGCTGTTGGTCCTAATGAGTTAAAAGGAGTAGGTAGTAAGTTACCTTGTGTTGTACCATCAATAGTAGGATAGATATAAGGGAGAGTTAGTTCTGCACATTCTTCCCACATAGTATCACTAGCAGACTTAACTGTTTCTAATGACTCGTATTGTTTACTAGTAATACCATATTTCTCTTTAATTTCTTCTTGTTTAGTAGCCACTCTGAGCTCCTAACCCTACACCTATTCCTAAGCCTAGGTTATCTAGTTTCTTATTAAAGAAGTAGTCTTCTCTAGGAATACCCCAACCAAACCTACCTATCTGTAGTTGTTCTGTATCCCTATCACCTGGATAGTCTAAGTTAGTACCACCAAATGTTTGAAAGTCTCCACCTACCGTAGCACCAGTAGATGTTGTGTCTGTAAAGGATTGCTCTTTTTCTGCTGGTGCTGTTTCTGGTGTATTCATAGGCATACTATCTCCTCCACACATACTACCATCTCCACACATACCTCCAGCATCTTCCATACTACCCATATTATCGTGTTCAGTAGTGCTTCCCATATTATCTGTAGTAGTTGGTTGTCTATACTGTGTTCTGTCTGTAGCCTGTGCTCTTTTATCTACCAAGTATTGTCTATACTGGTCCATATTCATACCAAGAGCATCTGCATTAGCTTGTCGCCTAGCTAGTAGTCTATTACGGCTATCCATCCTAAGTTGGTCAGGGTCTTTACCAGCTGCTCTAACACTAGCTTCCCATTCAGTTTTAGCATTAGGGTTACCTGTATACTCCCTACCAGCTGCTCTACTCTCTTCTGTGGAACCTCCTAAAGGATTTCTGGTCATACCACCAATACCTAATGCACTCATCATAGCTTTACCCTGTTGGGTTTTAGCTAATGCTTCCCCAAAAGGACCTGAAAAGAGTCTACTAGCTACACTGGCTTTATCTGTAGAAGGTTCATTAGAGTATCGATTTCCCCCAGATGTTCCTTGTGTACCCCCTGGTTGGCTTCCAAATATACCGGCTCTAGCTATGCCTTCTCTAGTATTCTTTCTTCTAGCTAGAGTTGCTTTTCTTTCAGCTTCTGCTTTTCTAGCGGCTGCTTGTTCTCTCTGAATCTTTTGCTGTCTTTCTAATTCTCTTCTGTTAGTAGCTACTTCTCTCTTACTTCTTTCAGCATTAGCTGCTCTATTTGGTTTATTAGCCTCATAACTTTTCTTATACCAATCCTCCATACTTTTCTCTTGTGGAGTCCTAGTAGAGGTTTTAGGGGTTGGTCTAGGGGTTGGTCTAGGGGTTGGTCTAGGGGTTGGTCTAGGGGTTGGTCTAGTTCTTTGTTGACTATAACTAGAAGTAGGTTTAGTCCTTTGTTTAACAACTGGACTACGTCCCCAATTCATACCTGCATATGCATTCTGTGCTCCCATAAGTGTTTTACCTCTCTTTCTCTAAGTGTTTATTAGTTGCCTCTTTACTTAAGTACCCTTCTAGCTTATCTAGTAAGAGTTGTTGTCCAGCCCTAATACCGTGGTAAAACTGGGACTCTTCTCTAAGGGGTATCTGTTGGTCTGTCCAACTCCTCAATAGTTGTAGTATCCTCTCCGGACTGCTCTCCTGCTTCGTCATTTAGTTGCTCCTTTACTACCTCAAGTTCCTTGATGTTAGGATAAAGAGATTCAATAAATAGTTTCTCGGGGGGTTTAACATCTTCTTCTAACGTACCATCCTTAATACCAATAAGATAAGAACCTACAATACTTAGTAGATACTCAATATCTACGCCTTTATTATCAGTTAAGTTATTACATTCACCTAGTGAGTTACAGATACGAATAAGCTCTGTTTGTAACAATCCAGCTTTATCTTCATCTGACATACCACAACTATCATACTCTTTATCTCTCAAAGCATATGAAATACTATTAATAATATTACTCAATTTTCTTTCTCCTTATAAGTTTAATATATAGGTTTAATAATATTAATATTAAACCTATACAGTATTATATACTATACTATATTCTATACTACATATTAACTTATATAGTATTATATTAACATATAGTACTATATATGTATTTATGTATATATAAATATATTATATATATATATATATTATTCCTTTGCCCTTTAGCAAAACCGTAGACATACCACATAAACTACTTTGTTGTATCCTTAAACTCATGGTTATTAAAATGTGGACACACACAGTTCACACTACAGTATTTCTCGCAAAGCCAAGTAGGACAATCCATAGAAGGATTCTCTAATTGTTGTATCCTATCCTTTACGTATTCCTCTACTTCTTTATCATCTAACAACTCTAGTTCTAGTCTAAAAGTTCTAGGTAGGTTTCTATCTCTAGCTGTCCATCCTGTAACAAATACATAAATATAACCTACTTTATTTGTTGTATTACTACCAAGTAGGTTAGGTGTATGTCTAATCATATAAGCATATAGACTTAGCTGTCTAATAAACTTATCTAATTCCTCCCCATTAAATGCTTTCTTAGCTGGATAAGCTTTCATAGTCTTAAAGTCACATACTGTTGCTACCCCATCTTCCCACAATACTAAGTCACAAGTACCTCCTACTTCGTATCCTCCTATATTAGCTTTAAGTTTAATTTCTGTATCACAATTAATATTAGAGTTACTCATAGCTTCCTCAGCTATCTTATGGAATCCTGTACCTATTTTAGAGTCTATATAACCTACTGGTTCTGTACAGTCTACATCTGGGTTCTGTAATCTAACCCATTCTTGATATCTAGGTCTTTCTAATCCTGTAACTCCATACTTACCTACTGGTTCATATGTTTGATATGTTAATATAGCTTCTTGAACTTTATCTAGCTTCATTTCTTCTCCTTTGTGTGTATTCTATTAGAAATTCTAAGTAATGCTTAGCTTTTTCCAAATCCTCAATACCATTCTTATACTTATATCTAAGTAAATACTTTAGTACATTACCCTCCCAATAGTTTAGACTATTACGTTCTATAATCTCCCAAGGTTGTATAGGCATTTCAGTATAATGTATACCTCCTACCTGTTTTTCATTATCTTCCCCATGCATCCTGTCCCTCCTTTTGTATATACTTCATTAACTCAGTTATAGGGGCTAAGTATAACTTACTAGCATACTTGTCTCCCCCCATAATAGTTTTGCCTACTCCATCCTCTTCCATTTTTTTAATTATTTTTCGAAGAGTATCTACTGGTATAATAATACTACATAATAAATCTCCTTTAACTGATAAGTTATGTACCCATACATCTGCTGTTGTTCTAGTTAGTCCACTATTCTTCTTTCTGTATTCTAATTCGATAGCTATATTACCAGTCTTAGCCCATTGGTCTCTCTCTGTTTTAATCTCAGCTTTATATACACCACTAAATATATCATCCATAAGATGTTCAAAGTGTTTTCCAAAGGCTAAATCTAAATCAAACCCTTTTCTCCCCTCTAAATCTGTTGCTTTATTTAAAGCCATTTAAGCCTCCTTTATGCCTTACCCTACCCAGAGTATTACTTTTAATAGTTAAGCCCTCTACGTGGCTGCTAGGTACCTTTAAACAGGTACTATGAGTATTACTTAACAGGACAAGCACCTGAGGCACAGTCTTGTGATTCAATTTCATCAAATCCTTCTGTAGTAATATCAACTGGTTTAAGTGATGATACATATTCATCAAACTCCTCTTTAGTTACAACCTCTTGAGGCAGATATAGGTAACCTAAATCCTCTGCTGTTTTGCTGGGGTCTGCTCTATACAAGAAACTAACACCTACATATATATCCCAGTTCTGTAGCAACCAATCTATAATATCAGGTACTTCTTCTGGAGAATAACTAACTGTAATACTAGTATTCTGTTGTGTATAGTATAACTGGAGTAGTTTATATCTCTCTAGTTGGTCTATAGCTGTCTCAGTATTAACTTCTACAACTGTACCATTTTTCCTTGTAATCTTTGTAAACTCTACACCTTCCCAACTAACTGGAAATGTTACTAATATCCCTTCTTTATCTGTAGGATTATCAAATACCTTATATCCTGCTTCTCTAAGTTTAGGTATAAGTGGGTCGTGTCTACCGAAATTAACATTATTAAATATATATTTACCTAGAGGTTTATGTACACCCTCTGTTGTATCCATAATTTTACTCAGTGTACCAGAAGGCTTAACAGTAGTTACATTTTTAGGTCTTTGTGTACCTAGTTCATCAGCCATACCATAAGCTGCAACTACAGCTTCTCTTTGAAGTTGACTATAGTCATAAGCTGTTAGGTCTCCCCGAGTTGCTATACCTGTAATACCCACACCACACAATCTTAAGAATTCATTATTAAGGTGCCAAGCTTCTTGGAGTATACCATCTCTTAGGTCTACTGCGGTCTGACGATAGTTGGCTCTAGCAGCAAGTCTAATTGCTCGGAGAAGTCCGACAGTATCTCCTCTAAACTTTCCAACGTCAAGCTCGGTAAGATTGCAGAAGGTTTTGTTTCCGAGTAGGATTTCCACGCAAGGGTTTGCACCTTTGAACCAACTTGCTCTCTTAGTTGCAGTATCCGCATTAATAAATCCAGGTTCGCTTCCACCTGCTTCCTCCATCAAGGTAAATATCTCTTGTAGTTCTTCTCTACTAGGCTTAGTATGGAATACAAGAGAGTTGTTTGATTGAACTCTTTGGGAGTTACCATTTAACCACCAATCTTTCTTAGCTATTGCAAGGAAGGCTGTATTGATTGCGTCATCTCCTGAACTAATCCATCCGTATCCTTTGAGTCTAACACCTGCTGGTCTAATTTCTGAGAAGTCAAAAACCAGCTTGGTAACATCATATTTTCCTGCGAGTAGCTTACCAATACTCTTTGCCCAAGCTTCTGCTGAGTCTCCAACCTTGATTGTCCATACACCATCCTGTATTACTTCCTTATTTTCTTCTGCTCCTTTATCATCTATCTCACAAGTACTACGAATAGAAGTTACACTAGCTATTGGTTTCATAAAGCCAGTTAAGGTACCTACTACTGGTTTAAAGCCTACACC